GTTTCCCAGTCACGATCCAGGGGTGTACTCCCTGGTACTTTCTCTACTGTGGGGGGCAGGCGGTTAATCTGGAGGTATTTATGAGTGAGGAAGTGGTTGTGAAGAGGAAGGGTGGTGCGCCGAAGGGGAATAAGCGAGGTTCACGGGGTTTGATGTGGACTAGCGCGATGAAGAAGGTGATATTTGAGCAGGGGAAGGACAAGGCTGGGGTGAGTTTGGGTTTGTACAAGTTGGCGTCTAAGCTGTATCAGATGGGGTTGGATGGTGATATAGGGGCGCAGAAGGAGTTTTTGGATCGATTTGTGGGTAAGGTGACGCAGAAGGTTGAGAGTACGCAGACGAGGTATGTTGTGCAGATTGGTGGTGTTGACATGCCGATTGATGAGGTTAGGGAGGAGGTTCGGCATTGAGGGATGAGGTGATTCGGCTGCCGTATGGGGGGTGGAGACCTCGTTGGTATCAGGAGAATTTTTGGAAGTACATGGATGTGGAGTCGGCTGATGCTCGGAGTACGGATGGTAAGCATGCGGAGTTGATATGGCATCGTAGGGCTGGGAAGGACGAGGTTTGTCTGCATTTGGGTGCGGTGGAGATGGTGAGGAATCCTGCGACGTATTGGCACATGTTGCCGAAGTCGAATCAGGTGAGGAAGGCGATTTGGGAGTCGATAAATCCGCACAGTGGGAAGCGTCGTATTTTGGAGGCGTTTCCGCCTGAGTTATTTTCGACTCGGGATACGGACATGTTGGTGAAGTGCAAGGTGAATGGGGCGACGTGGCAGTGTTTGGGGTCGGACAATTATGAGAGTGTGATAGGGTCGCCGCCGAGGGGTATAACGTATTCGGAGTGGGCATTGGCGAATCCATCGGTGAGGGGATATTTGAGGCCGATTATAGCAGAAAATAAGGGCTGGCAGGTATACATTACTACGCCGAGGGGCAAGAATCATGCGCATTCGACGTTTAATTCAGCGAAGAAGAATGTGCATTCATTTGCTGAGAAGTTGTCTGTATATGACACTGGGGTTCTCACTAAGGAGCAGTTATTGATTGAGCTTCACGAGTATGTAGATACTTATGGTGAGGCGTATGGGATTTCGCTGTATGAGCAGGAGTATGAGTGTTCGTTTGATGCGGCGATTTTGGGGAGTATTTGGGGTCAGGAGATGGACTTGGCGGAGCGGGAGGGTCGGATAACGGAAGTTCCGCATGACCCGAAGTATCCTGTTCATACGGCATCTGATTTGGGTCGTGATGATGACACCTCGGTTTGGTGGTATCAGGTGATTGATGGTAGGATTCGGGTATTGGAGCATTGGGCGGCGACTGGTCAAGACCCGGATACGTTTGCCGCGCAGTTATTGGGCCGAGAGGTATCGATTAACATTGTCCGTGGTGGATTAGAGGTTGAGTACGGTCGAGACATAGCGGAATTGGCGCATCGACGAGAGTATGAGTATTCGACGATTGGGATTCCCCATGATGGGGCTGCGAAGACCTTTGCGGCGAAGGGGAAGTCAGTAGAGGAGCAGTTGGCGAAGGTATTTGGCTGGAAGAAGATTCTGGTTATTCCCAGGTTAAGCAAGCAAGACCAGATTCAGGCGGGCAGGAAGGCTATACGGAATGCTTTTTTTGACCATAAGTGCGAAAATGACAGTGGATTGACTGGTTTGGAAGAATATCAGCGTGAATGGGATGATGAAAAGAAGATGTTTTCAGATTCTCCCAAACATGACTGGACATCACACCGGGCAGATTCGTGGATGCAATTGGCGGTGGCTTGGAATCATGAATTATTGCCAAAACATCACGAAGACCCCAAATTCAATGACCCGAACAGCATCGCATTCAAGAAAATGATCGAGATTGTTCAAAAACGAAGGATGAACTAATGGAAATATCTCAATCGGCAGAGTGGAATTACACGGTGGTTGATCTTTCGACGGATTCGACCACGGTTTATACCGGAAAGTGCATTTTGCACGGTATTATTGTGAGTGTGGCGCTGTCTGCCCATCTTACCTTGATTAAGGATAATACAACGACGGTAGCGGGGCTTCCTGCGTCTGCGGCGGCTGGCTATACCCTGAACGGGTTTGACATGCGTATTCTGACCTCTCTCATTATTGACCCTGACAATGCGGGTACCGGGACGATTACAGTGGTCTGGAAGGCATTCCATGACGGCGATGCGGCTTAATGGAGTGGAAGAAGGCGGTTGTTGACCTCGCCACGGATTCGACTACGGTTGAGTCGGTGGCGTGTCTGGTGAACGGGGTCTACATTAACACGACCCTTTCTGCCCATGCCTGCCCAATCAAGGACGACACCGCAGATGCCTACACAATTCCGGCTTCGGCGGCGGCGGGGACGCGCTACGAGTTCGGACCTACCCGGTTCGAGACTTCTCTGGTGGTTGACCCCGATAATGCCGCCACCGGCTCCATTACGATCGAATATGTCATTCTTGGCGAGGATCACGGCTAATGCACGAGATGATTGATTTCAAAGCACCGACAAGGGTCATTATCCATTTCAAACAAGACCAGTTGATAGCGGAGAAGCACGGCACGCGAATTGTCCGTTATCAAGTGATTTTAGGTGACAATCTATTGTCACCCTCTGGCGATTTTGTGCGGTTTAACAACTCGGCAGAGTGTGAGGTTCATGGTTGGGTTCCCGTTGACGACATTGTTGTTGACGAAGTGCTTGAACAACTTAGCGAGGTCGCCGTTGCAGCATGAACGAAGAGCAAGGCACGGTAGAGAGTAAAGACGATTTTAAAGGCGAGCAAGGCACCTATTCCCGCTGGAAGGAAGAACTTGACCTTGCCGATGCGGTTGAAAAGGACTGGCGCAAGGACGTTGAGATTGCGTTAGCGACTTACCGTTCCGATGCAAAAGTTGCAGGTGAGGACGGTGAAAAGACCAATCGCGCCTTTAACCTGCTGTGGGCGAATGTCGAAACCAAACGCCCTGCGCTCTATAACTCAACCCCGCGCCCTGATATTCGCAGGCGGCACCGTGACAAAGACCGGGTGGGCCGCGCCATTTCTGAACTGATGGAGCGTTCAGTCAGCTACGTCATTGACTGCGAGGACATGGATTCCATTAACAAGGCGGCTGTCATGGACATGCTGCTGCCGGGTCGGGCCATTACCCGCGTCAAATACATCCCGACAATGGTGGAAAAGGAGCCTGAAGAAGGCGCTGAAGAATCTGAGCAGGAAGTTGTCGATCAGCAAATTCGCTTTGACCAGATTCAGTATAACGACTTCAAGCGCGGCCCTGGAAAGTCATGGGACGAGGTTCGCTGGGTTTCTTTTGACCATCGCATGAACAAGGATGAAGTCACTGAAAGATGGGGAGAGGAAATCGCCAATTCGGTCAAATTCAATCTAAGTGAAGACAGCAAAAAACCGGATGATGATGAAAGTGATTCCACTATTTTCAAACGTGCCCTGATTCACGAAATCTGGGACAAGGATGAAAGGCAGGTAATCTGGATAGCAGACGGGCGCAAAGAAGGCCCGTTAGGAATTGACGAAGACCCGCTGGACTTAAAAGGTTTCTTTGACATTCCAAAACCCTTGTATGCCATTGAGTCATCCACCAGCCTTGTGCCGATTACCGAATACTCGCAGTACATCTATCTGGCCACCGACCTAGAGGACATCACTCGTCGTATCCGCCGAATTATCTCTGCCTGTCGAGTCCGTGGCATTTACGATTCCACAATTGCGGAAATGGGGAAACTGTTTGATGGGGATGATAACGAATTTATCCCCGCTGAAGATTTGTCGAGACTGATTGAGACCGGTGGGCTTGATAAAGCCATCTGGACATTGCCATTGCAGCAAATTGCGGAAGTGTTGACGATACTGAAGCAACAGCGCCGTGACCTGGTTCAGGAAATCTATGAACTGACCGGCATTTCAGACATTCAGCGCGGTTCCTCGAATCCGCATGAAACCAAGGGCGCGCAGGAAATCAAGGCGACTTTTGGCGGTCAACGTCTCAAGCGTCAACAGACCGAAGTTCAACGTTACTTGCGAGACATTATCCGACTTGTGGTGGAAATCATTGCCGACAAGTTTTCAAGACAGACTCTTACTGCCATAACTGGCCTTAACTTCCCGACCAATGCTGAAAAGCAACAGGCGAAGGAAGTGTTGATGCAAGCGCAACAGATGCAGCAACAAGCGCAGCAGATGGCGCAAATGACAGGTCAGAAACCGCCTCCCATTGACCCACAGATGATGAAAAAAGCGCAAGAAACCTTGCAGCGCGTCAGTTGGGAAGACATTGAATCTGTTCTGAAGTCAGACATGACCCGTGACTACCGCATTGATGTTGAAACCGATTCCACGATACAGGACGAGTTAAAGCAAGACCAACAGGCACGTACTGAACTTTTGACCTCGATGGGGCAATGGTTACAGACCGCGCCACAAGCCGTCCAACAAGGCATTATCGACTACGAAGGCTCGAAAGAGATTATGTTGTCGGTTGCCCGTTCTGCCAAGATGGGCAGGAGTGTTGAGGACGCTATCGAGAACATGAAGCCGCCTCAGAAAGGGCCGTCTCCTGAACAGCAAAAGGCGCAGCTAGAGCAACAGCAAGCGCAGATGGACATGAAGATGGAACAGCAGAAAATGCAGATGGAAATGCAGGCTGAACAAGCCAGAATGAAAATGGAGCAGCAACAGATGCAACTCCAGTTCCAACTCGATCAGGCTAATGCTCAGATGGAAATGCAAAAGAAACAGGCTGACATGGCCATAGAACGAGAGAAATTACAGAACGAGCGAATTAAAATTGAGTTTGAGCGTGAAAAGCTGAAAAACCAGAATGCCTATGATGAGGCGAATCACAAGCGTCAAATGGAAGTATTGCGATTTGACAAAAAGAGCGGGAAGTTGAGCCGTGAAGCAGCTTAGTATCCAGATGGGCAAGAAAGAGATTCTGTTGCAAGTCGATGACGATGCGACTGATGCCGAGATTGAGGCTGCACTTCAGAAAAGGTTCAAGAAAGCGCCTTTAAAGCCAGTTGAATTCAAGCCTGCCAGAATTGAACTTGGCGACATGAAGTTCACCCATGAGCCTTTGAAGATTCCGGATTTTAAAACGACAGTTCAAGTTGACATGCCGGATGCAAAGGTGATGGCGCGAAGTATCTTGCAATCCCAGGCATCAACGGCTGAGACGGTGGCAAGCCTTCAAAGCATGGTGAGTGAAGTGCTTACGTCGCGTGTTGAATTCCCTGCTCCGTGTGGATGGGACTGTACACTTGTCAGAGATGATAACGGCAACCTGAAGAAACTGAGGTTTGAGCCAATCTAAAATGCCAGCCACAATTAACCATATTTACACCCATGCGGTAGCGGATGGCACGGCTACCTCGGTGGTTCGGCCCTCTGACTGGAACAGTGTTCACAGTGCGGTGCTTAATGCCGTGGGGTCTGAAATTTCAGGCGCGTTCTCGAATGCGAATGGAGTGTCGTTTGGGCTTTCGGGTACTGCGGTAACGGCTTCGATTGTTCCCGGCTTGAGCAATCTTCGGGTATCTGCTGGAACTACTAGCAATCTGTTATCGGCTCTGACGTTCAATAACGGCAATGGAATTTCGTTTGGACTTGATTCTTCGACTTTCACCGCCTCCCACAATGGGCTGACTTCACAATCGAATCAGGCGGTTTCAGCGGCGAATGGTAGCTATGCGTTTCAGACTTTGTCTTTTTCCAATGCTAACGGGATTTCGTTTGGTACGAGTGGCGGGAGCGCGATAACTGGCTCGCACAATGGCATCACGAGTCAGTCCAATCAGCAAATGACTTTTTTTGCTACGGGGAACACGACCCAAAGCAGCACGGGAACGACCAATGCGTCGAGTGTCATTTTCAGGGGTGAGGGCGTTGCCTCGGTAGGGATTACCAATGGCTCGGTGGTTATCTCTGTTCCTGCGGGTGGTGGTGGCTTGACCAATATCAACGTCTCGGCAGGCACGACCTCGAATAACCTTTCTGCCTTGACCTTTAGCAATGGTAGCGGCGTGTCGTTTGGCCTGAATGGCTCGACCATGACCGCAAGTGTGGTGCCTCCGTTCACCTACAGCGCCTATATTCCAGACATTTACGCAAACGAGGCTTTATCCGGTCAGCAAGGACAGGGAACTTTCTTCCTTCAGCCATTGGCCAACGTTCCTAATTTCCAGTTTGACAATTTCGTGATGCCGGTGGAATACACCAATGCGTCGAATACTAGTGGCAGTTTTACCGTGTCGTTTTGGGTTGGTCTGTATTCGAGAAACGCCTCGACATTGTCCTTGGTAATTAGCACCTCTGCTTCGGCGAATATCACGAACAGCGGGACAGTAGGCAGTTATTCTTTGTACGGTGGGCAAAGGAACTTCTCAATTGGTTGGACTAACACCGTGCTTGCAAGTGATTACTGGTTGGGAATCGGCAGTCGAACCACGACAGGCGGTGCGGCAGGCATGACCCTTCGGCAGATGCTAGCTTCCAACATCACGACCGGTATGAGCGGTTATTTCGGTGCTGCAAGTAACGCAACTCAAGGATGGGCTTTTGGACAGGGCTTCTATTCAGCAACCACAGCAGCGGTTCCAAACTCCATAGGATTTACTCAAATACAGCAGTCAGGTTCCTTGAATCGCAGGGTTCCAATCTTTATGTTCCAAAGCAATTTATTCTAACTCTCATGAAACGGAGACATTATGACCCAGTTGATCGTTCAGGATTTTGGCGGTTCGCATAACGCGGACGTGGGCAAGACACGCGCAAGGCTGATTAAGGGCGGTTCGTGGAAAAAGCAGCGGATCGTGGTAATCATCCCTTCGGCGGCGATGATTCCGGCAAAGGTGGCTTTATCCCATTGGAATCTTGGCTTTCCGCCTAACAATGGCGTAGTCCGAATCCTGGCGCTTGGTGATGAGGTTGGAATAGCTTACTCACAAGCCATAGAACAGGTATTGCAGCATCCTGAACTCAAGGATTGGGAATACATCCTCACCATTGAGCATGACAATTGCCCCCCGCCTGATGGGGTATTTAAACTTGTTGAACAGCTCGAAAATCACCCTGAATTGTCCTGCGTCGGTGGTCTCTATTACACCAAAGGCGAGGGCGGAGTTGCTCAAATCTGGGGCGACCCGAAAGACCCTGTTGTAAACTTCCGACCTCAGCTTCCAGACCCTAATGGTGGACTTGTTGAGTGTTGCGGTACTGGCATGGGATTTAACCTTTTTCGCATTTCAATGTTCAAGGACGAGCGTTTGCGGAAGCCGTGGTTCGTGACACAGACCAAAGGCGGTTGTGCTACTCAAGACCTCTATTTTTGGGGTGACGCCAGAAAGTATGGGCATCGGTGTGCGATAGACTGTTCTGTGAAAGTCGGGCATTACTCACATACCGACGATGTTATGTGGTAGAAATTTGAAACTTATTCTCGCTCCCCTTCGGGGGGTTTCAGCACTCGGCTCCGTAGTGTGCGGGATAACGGGCAAACTCTAACTGAAACTATGAGGATGATATGAAGAAGAAAACAATAGTCAAACCATTGCTGATCGACATCGGCTGTGGTGGAAAAAAGAAAGGCCCAGAATGGATTGGACTTGACCAGTACAAAATGAAAGGCGTGGACAAGGTGCTGGATATTGGTTCAGCGCGATGGCCCTTTAAGGACAATTCAGTGGATGAGGCGCATTGTTCGCACTTTATCGAACACCTGACCAATTTTAACGACAAGTGGGAGCGGGTTCACTTCTTCAATGAACTGTATCGAGTCCTGAAGGTTGGCTCGAAGTGTGCGCTGATATTCCCGCACTGGTGCAGTCACCGATATTATGGCGACCCGACACATAAGGAACCGTTCAGCGAGATGGGATTTTACTATCTCTCAAAGGCGTGGCGAGCGACAGACGCCCCGCATTCTGACATCACGTGGAACAAGAACGGCTATACTTGCGACTTTGAATGCACATGGGGGTATTCGATGAATCAGGCACTGATCAGTCGGAATCAGGAATACCAGCAAAACGCGCTCGCATTCTACAAGGACGCGGCGCAGGACATGATAGCCACACTGGTCAAAAGGTAACATGTGTTCCAAGCCTTTCAAGAGAATGCGTTTCAGACGAATGCCTTTCAGCAGGGGATTCTGGAAGGCAATGCGTTTCAGTATGACGCTTTCCAGAATGGCGCGTTTCAGTTGCCGAGAGATATTCAAGATACAGATAGCCATGACGGAGTTGGCAGAGTTGAGTATTATCTAAGGGATGAACGATTCATTATTGAGCTTGCTTCAGCAATAGTAATGAGCGGGTTTTTGAACAACACGAGGCATTGAGTATGAGCAGGAATGAACACACCGGCGACGAACAACGCACAAAGGGTGTTTTGGGGGGCAAGGCGCGTGCGGAATATGATCGTATCTTCGCCCCAGGGCCAGTAAAGCGTGGCAGATACAAACAATGCCGTGAAACGGGCAACTTCATCCCGATAGACGAGTGGAACGAAAAGTACGGTTCTCAACCACGGGAAAAAGGCCCGATGGTTTTTGTCAAAGGCAATTTTGATGCCTTTGAATCCCCTACTACCGGAAAGGTTATCAGCACATTGCGGCAGCGCGACTACGACATGAAAGTGTCCGGTTGCCGTCAATACGAAGGTTTGGAGCAGGAGCAGAAGGAAGTTAATCGCTATCTTGCCAATGAGGACAAGAAACTGGAATCTACTGTTAGCGAAACGGTTGACGAAACGATGTACGAAATTAAGCACGGCTACCGAAAACCGCAAGAAATTCCAAGCGCTTTGAATTTACCAATAGGGGATACCGATGAGTGAAGATATTGATTTAGACATGGCGGAAACGCTGGCTGAAATACGCAGCCGTGAAGAAGCTGAAGAACCGGCTGAGGAGGTTGTTGATGAAGTTGCCGAGGAAGTGGTTGAAGAAGTCACTGCCGAAGTCACTGAAGAAGTTGTTGCGGAAGAAGAGGGGGTAGAAGAGCCAGAAGAACCCAAAGAACCTGAAAAGCCGGTTGTTGCCAAGAGCAATGCCCCTGCGTCATGGCGACCTGCGGCAAAGAGCAAGTGGGAATCTCTTGATCCTGAAGTACAAGCCGAAATACTCAAACGGGAAGAAGATACTGCCCGTGGCGTGACCCCATTGAAGGAAAAAGCGACATTTGGGGACAGATTGAGCCAAGCTGCGGCACCCTATATGCCCATGATTCAGGCAAAGGGAGCGACTTTGGAGCAGTTTATTACCGGACAGGGTAATACCATGTATGGGCTTCAATACGGCACCCAAGAGCAGAAAGTAAGCATTTTGAGGGGTATGGCGCAGATGGCAGGGATAGACCTTGCCCGCATTCCACCCCCAAGCGAGATTGAGCGTCAGCTATCTCCCTACATGCAGAAAATTACTACTTTGGAGCAGCAAATAGCGGCCCAACGTAATGAAGTGGCGAGTGCAGAGGAAGCCAAGATTAATCAGGCTTTGACCTCTTTTGAGAACGAATTGGATGCTTCTGGGAACATCAAACATCCCTACTTCCATAACGTCGAAACTGAGATGATTGCAATTATCCCTATTATACGCCAAAATAATCCCAGCTTTAGCTATGCTGAAGTTTTACAGCAGGCATACGATAATTCCATCTGGACTAACCCGGATACCCGCAAGCTGATTCAAGTCCAACAAGACAAGGCGGCTGAGGCGGAACGTAAACGGAAGGCTAAGGAGATCGCTGACAAGGCAAAGAAGGCTAACAAGGTCAATTTGCCCAAAAAAGGACAGCAGAACTCCACACAAGCCGAAGACCTCGGAAGTATTGATGAAACTATTGCGGCTACTCTTAAAGAGATTAAAAGCCGTTAAATTCATTTATATTGAGGACTCAAAATGGCTTCACCAAACAGTACCTTTACCGAACTGGTAACAACTACCCACCGAAAGCACAAAAAGACTTTCGCGGATAATGTTACCAACAACAATGCCCTTCTTGCTCGATTGAACAAGAAAGGTCGCAAGAAACTCGTTTCCGGTGGTCGTACCATCGTGGAAGAACTGGATTACGCAGAAAATGCCACTTTCCAGCGTTACAGCGGTTACGATACGCTGAACACTACCGCATCTGATGTGTTGTCTGCTGCGGAATATAACTGGAAACAAGCTGCTGTTCACGTCACGGCATCTGGTCTTGAACTGCGCTCAAACGCAGGGGATGAGCGAATCGCTAATCTGGCAAAATCCAGATTGATGAATGCCCATCGCACCTTCAAGAACAACATCTCCTCTGACATCTATTCAGACGGCACTGCCTCCAATCAGATCAATGGCCTCACGGCTATTTGCCCTGATACCGCAGGCGGCTCTTTGGGTGGTATCAATGGAACAACCTTCACCTTCTGGCGGCACGTTGTTCAGAGTGCAGCGGCCCCTATTTCGGGTGGCGCAATCACCGTCTCAGCAACGACCTTTGAGGCTCCGTTTATGTCTCAATTGTGGCTGGAACTGGTGCGTGGCTCTGACCGTCCTGACCTGATCGTACTGTCCAACAACTACTACAGCTTCTTTGAAGCAGGCCAGTCCTCTATCAAGCGGTATACCGCTGATACAGGCGTGATGGGCAATGCCTCTGCGGGTATTGTCAGCCTGAAATACAAGGATGCCGATGTGGTATTCGACGGCGGCTCTGGTATCACTACCTCTCACGGCTTCTTCCTGAACACGGACTACCTGAATCTGGTTGTCCACAAGGATGCCGACATGGACGAAGTGCCGGAAATGCGTGCTATCAATCAGGATGCGGTCGTTATCCCGATTATCTGGATGGGCAACCTGACTTGCTCTAACCGTTCACTTCAGGGCGTATTGGTCGCTTAAGGAGCAATATCATGTCAAATTTAGTAGGTGTTATCCTTACTGCTGTTGATACCGACCCGGCGTTCACGTTGGGCACGGTATACACGCACCAGAATGGAAAGAAATACAAGTACGTTCAGTACGATACCGGCGCTGGCCCGGTGGCGGCGGTAGCAGGCAATGTGTGCTACTACTACGCCCCTGGCGGCGCTTCAGCGGGTTCTACCACAAAGGTAACCTCTGACCTGTCCGACTCGGCGGGTGTTGGTGCTGGCGTACTTCAAGCAGTGCTTACCGATGATGCGTATGGCTGGATTCAGATTACTGGAGCTGCCACGTTGACCACTGCTTTGACAGCAGGTGCCGACGGCAATGCGCTTACTCCGGTGGGTGCAACTGATGGTACTTTGGATGTGTCTGCGCTGGTTACAGACCATATCTGCGCCATTGCAATTGATGCTTCGGCAAAAATTGTGATGTGTCAATTCCCTGAGTAATTGGGGAACTCTGAACTGGTGCCGATCTAAATGGTCGGCATCATTTTATCCACAATACAGGAGCAATCCATGAATTTACCTTTTCAGGTAGAGCAGGAAGTAGACGAGAAATTCAAGCCACCTTTTTTGCGTTTCGAGGAAGGGCACATTAAAGACAATACTGCGTCTTTAGCGGCTGGCAGGGCGGTATTCAAGCCACAGACAGTGGTTTACATTCGCGCTCCGGGTGATGAAAAGTGCGAAGTTCCCTACGTTGTCGAAAAGACTGTCTGCAATGGATTGACTGGAAAGGAAGAAAAGGTTTATCCGTGGGATACCCACCTGAAAGAGAAGCGGCACCACGGGTTTATCTCCCAACAGTATTACGATTTTTGCCAGCGGTCGCTGAAGCATTGGCGCGAAACCAATGAAACCTTGGTAGAAGGCACTCCAATCAATGCGTGGGCCATGTTGTCGAAGGCGGAAGCTGAAAATCTCCGCTCGTTGGGCATTCTCTCTGTTGAGATGTGTTCCCAGATGACTGAGGAAGCCATGTCTGCTTATGGCATGGGTGCCAGAAATCTCAAGGAAAAAGCCCAGAATTGGCTGAATGCGAATGCTGAACCGGGCAAAGCGGCTGAACAGATTTCGATTCTTGAATCCAATCTGAAATCGGTGTCACAGCGTGCTGAAGAAGTCGTTACGATGAACAGCCTGCTCCAGAACAAGATAGCGATGCTGGAGGCGATGGTTAAGGGTACGCCACTGAATGCCGACGCTTCAATCGTTGACTACGAGATGTGGCTGGACGAGGACTTGCTGGCTGAAGTCAAGAAAAAGTACCACATGGCTCACAAGGGCTGGCCTCGTGCCACGTTGATTGCCAAGCTAAAGGAATAACATGTCTCTTTTAACGATGATTCAGGGGGTAACAAACACCTTTGGCTTGCCAACCCCATCATCGGTTATAGGCAATACAGACGCCCAGATAAAGCAGCTTTTGGAGATAGCCAATCAGGAAGGGTATGACTTGGCTTCTCGCTTTCCATGGTCGAAACTGGTCAGACAGAACACTTTTACCATCGCGGCGGCTCAAGATCAGGGGTTGCTGAATTCAACCATCGTCACTACTGGCGATTTCGATTATATCATCCCCGATACCTTCTGGAACCGCACGACTACCCTTCCCATTAAGGGGCCATTGGGTTTCGATGAATGGCAATCGCTCATGGCGGTTGGTGTCACTGGCCCATTTCCTATGTACCTTATCCGCTCTGGAAGGCTGTATTTAACGCCTACCCCAGCGGTAGGGACGCAGACAGGGGCTTTCGAGTACAAATCAACCCATTGGTGTGAATCAACCGGCCTTACCGGGCAATCTGCTTGGGCTGCTGACACGGACACTGGCAGGCTCGATGAGCGGCTTATGCGCCTTGGTATTGCTTGGCGATGGCAGAAAACGAAAGGGCTGGACTACGGCGAAGATTTCCAGACTTATGAAAAGCGAGTATTGGATGCGTATGCCAGAGACGGGGGCAGAAAGACACTTAATTCCGGCGGCTCCAGATACGGGGCAAGGCCGGGTATTGGTATTCCCTATGGTTCTTGGACAGTGAGTTGAGAAAAGCACTTTATCATAAAGCGCAGCGTGGCAGACAAGTATCACAGTCCTATTCATTACCTGCTCCTGTGGGTGGATGGAATGCCCGTGATTCTGCTGCCAACATGCCTGAACTGGATGCCACAATTCTTATCAACTGGTTTCCAGAAACTACCGATATTCGCGTCAGGAAAGGCTATTCGACCCATGTAACCGGCATTACCGGACAGGTCGAAAGCCTGATGGTTTATAACTCTCCTGCTGGCACTCAGACCCTTTTTGCGGCTGCTGTAGACTCGTTCTACAACGTAACTGCTGCTGGCGCGGTGGGCGCGGCGGTCGTTGGAAGCCTTTCCAATGGTCGCTGGCAATCGGTCAACTTTACCAATTCTGCTGGAACCTCTTACCTTTGCTGCTTTAACGGCGTTGATTCTCCTCGATATTGGAATGGGTCAGCGTGGACTACCATTACTGGTGTTTCGACTCCGGCCATTACCGGCATTACCACCACCACCATCATCAATGCTGAAGTTCATAAGCGCAGGATGTGGCTGGTTGTTACAGGTTCCCTGAAGGCGTATTACCTGCCCGTGGATGCGGTTGGGGGTGCGGTCAAGTACATTGATCTGGGCGGCATTGCGAAGCGTGGCGGGTTTATTCAGGCGATTGGCACATGGACGCTGGATGCCGGTGAAGGCGCGGATGACTATTGGGTGGCCTATACCTCTGAAGGTCAGGTAGTTGTTTACAAGGGCACTGACCCGTCAAGCAGTTCCACGTGGAAATTGCACGGTGTTTGGGACATTGGCGAGCCTATAGGCCGTCGGTGTTTGATGAAGTATGACGGCGACTTGTTGTTATTGACGGTTCATGGGGCTATCCCTTTTGCCAAGATGGTGCAGTCGTCAACTGACAGCCCGAACATTGCGATTACTGAAAAAATCACTCAAGCCATGACGGTTGCGTCCCGGGAATACAGGGCTAACTTCGGCTGGCAGTTGATTGAGTATCCGCAAGGCGACATGGTGATGTTGAACGTCCCCATTATCGAAGGTTCCGAGCAAGAACAATACGCGATGAATACGATTACCGGCGCGTGGGGTCGTTTTCAGGGCATTTCAGCGAACTGTTGGGCGATACTGAACAAAGAGCCTTACTTTGGTTCCAGCACCTATGTCGGGAAGTTTTGGGGGTCTTTTTCAGACAATGGCAGCATTATTGAAACTGATTTAAAGCAAGCCGAGAACCATTTCAAGTCAATGGGGCGGCTAAAGTCCTTCAAGGCAGTGCGCCCTATTATTCGATCTGATGGCACTCCATCGGTATCTGTTGGTATCAACATCAACTATCAGGACAGTCCGGTATCGTCTACCGCAAGTTTTTCCACGCCCTCTTTCGGGGTGTGGGATGTCTCTATGTGGGATGCGGCTAGCTGGGCGGTAGGCTTGTTGTTGCTGGACGATTGGCAGACGATTGGCGGTGTAGGCTCCTCGGCGGCGTTACGCATGGTAACCGAATCATCTGGGATTGAAGTCCGGTTTTCGGCTTCTGACTATCTCTATGAGCATGGCGGGGTCATTGGCTAATGTCTTACCTGAGAGAGCCAAGCACGACCACAAAGGTTCCGGCTAACGGAAACTGGGATGATTTATGGAATCCCTATTTCGAGCTTGATCATGATTTTGGCAATGGAGATCCTTGGATAACAAATCCGAATGTTCTCTATGATGTGAGTAACGGCTTTGATCCGAATGTCTTGCAGGACATTTACGACGACATAGATGGCAGCGATCCGTATGAGGTTGTGGCTTCCGATGGCAAGAACGACACGACAAGCCCGTGGGATACCCCATTTCCAGACGATGCCCCTGTTATTACTGTTGGAACGGGTGGCTCAGTCACGGTTAATGCGCCACTTGGCCCGATTACTGAAGTCAAGCCAGCCAATAATACAAGTGGTACAATACCGGCTGTTGGCCCAGTTTGGCCGTGGCCTAGCGGGGGAAATGGTGGCGAAACTGGTAATACATCGAGCGCACCAGTACCGCCTGGAAGTACGGCTACAACTCAAAGTACGCCAGATACGGAAAATGGCAATGGTGCTGTGCCGCCTGTTATTCCGGTTCCAGGAACAGACACGACAAACAACACTGGAGCGGTCGGCCCTACTACGGGTAGTATTCCAACAAACCCTAGTGGTGGAACGCCAACCAATCCAGACAATACCACCCCTAGTGGTGGCGGGGCAGTAATACCAACTCCTTCAGGAGGTTCTAACGTGCCAGACATACCAGATTGGGCAAAAATAGGCACTGCTGCGGCTACCGCAATTGGTGGGGCGGTCAACGTCAATAACCAATTCGACTTCCTGCAACAGTCGGCTGACGACCAGATTAAGGCTAACCGCAATGCGGCAGTCGATTCTGGCATTATGCAAAATCCCGACTTCTTCAATCCCTATGGCAGTCAGACCAATAGGGGTGGGTATATTGACCCCGCCACGGGTCAGATCGTTCGCCCTACTGTCACGCAGTCATTAACACCTCAGCAACAGGCGCTATTTGACCGTGAACAGCAGATCAAGCAAGGGCTTGGCGATGTTACCCAGACTCAAGTAGGGCGGGTTGGCGATCAGTTCAATACGCCATTTTCAACAGCAGGCATGATTGACCGATTCCGTCCCAATGGGGATGGGCTATTCGACTATCAGGGCATTGATCTTGGTAACTTGTCGGCACGAAACACGCAGCCGGGTGTTACTGGTCGCAACGCTATTACCGATGCTTTGATAGCCAGAGAGCAGCCACGATTCCAGCGTGAAGAAGATCGCATGAAGAACGACCTTCTGGTGCATGGATTCAATCCCGGTACTGAAGGGTATTCTACTCAGATAGATGAATTTGGTCGCGCCAAGAACGACTTTAACCTTGCTGCACAGGCAGCAGGGGCGCAGGAGCAATCGAGGTTGTTTGGGCTTGAGTCGAATTTGCGAGCGCAGCAATTGAACGAGCAGGAAGCCTTGAGACAAGGCAATGCGGCTAATCGTGGTCAGCAAGTCGATGAGCGATTGGATTTTGGTGCCTTCACCTCCGATGAAAGGGCGCGGGAGTTTCAGGAAGCATTGGCATTGCGCAACATGCCACTGAATGAACTCAATGCTTTGCGCACTGGCAACCAAGCCACATTGCCGCAGTTTCAGCAGTATCAAGGTTCTGGAGTGAAGCCCACTGACTATATCAGCACGGGTATTGCTCAATCCGGCGTAGCTGGTGATGTTGCTAACCAGTTTTTTGACCTCAGTAAAGGCGCTTTGAACGCTTGGGGATGGGGGAAAGCATAATGCCAAACACAGGATATACACCAATCTCTGAACTGCAAAGACGGCAGGCGCTTGTTGAGTCGCTTGGCAGACGTGCTGATAAACCCGGTTTCGGTGGTCTTTTTGATGCCTTTCGAGGCGGCAGAGAGGAAAGGGCATTGGCTGATGCGATGGGCAAAAACGCATCCATTGAAAACTCCGAAATGCAAATGCTGATGAAAGAGGCTCTTGGACAGCCATCAAACTTGGTCAACCGCACGGGACAGCCGTACAACTACCAATCGCCGGGAGCGCAGGACTTTTCATTGAAGGAAGCGTTGAGAAAGACAAACCAAAACAGTGACAGAGGCTATCAGGCACAACTTTTACAAGAAGAGCAATCCCGTGAAGCGCAACTATTGGCCGCAGAACAAGCCCGTGAAGACGCACAGAGGCGACAACAACAGACATGGGAAATGGAGCAGATTAAAGCAAGAAATGCCGGATACGGAACATCTGGAGGTGGTGCGTTTTCGAGCTATGAAACCATTCTTGATGCAGACGGCAACCCAAGAGGGAGAATTACTCGGTACAGAGATGGCAGATCGGAGCCAACTGACTTCAATGGACAGCCTATAGAATTGCAGCCAGATTGGACGGTCATCAATTCAACTACGGCGAGAACAACTCCCAGCGTCATAGAAGATGTCGGAGCAGCATCAACCGCTGTTGATGTGGCGAATACAAATGCTTTGGCAGGCCCAGAAGCGGCGGCGGCGGGTGCCATAAAAAGAAGTGAAGAGGATGTTATAAATGATTTTAAAGGACGAGAAGCGAAAGCAAAAATTGGACTGATGGAAACGAATAAAAATACCACAATTGCAGCCATAGACCGACTTCTTGGGCATGAAGGACTTGGCTTGGCGACAGGGAAAAGTGGCTATTTCCGTGGTTATTTACCAGGCGCTCCAAAAGATGCGAAAATTCTCATTGATCAGCTTGGAAATAGAATGTTCGTTGATGCCTTGCAGGCCATGAGAGAGGCAAGCAAAACAGGCGGAGCTGTGGGTAATGTGTCAGATAGGGAAGGGGATAGGCTGGAGAATGTCATTGCAGCGGTCACCAATACTAGGCTGACAGATGAAGAAATGGTTTATCAACTTAATCTGGCAAAACAGATTTTAGAGACTTATCAAAGAGACGTTCAGGCCGCATGGGAAACTCAATTCGGAGCGAATGCTGGATCTGCACCAGCTATCGGTGCCGAGCAGCCATTGACGCCAGAAGAACAAGCCGAGCTAGACGAGTTGGAGCAATTGTATGGCAGATAGAGCCAGATTAGAGGAGCTGCGAAGGCTTAGAAGCCAATCCGCTCCCTCTAGTGCCAGAGCCAGATTGGATGAGCTTCGCGCCAAGAAAACTGGCGAAACTCCTGCCTCGTCAGGCGGTGGGTTTTGGGGTTCTGCTCCGGTAAGCGTTGTTGCCGGTCTTCTGGATTTTCCAGTAGGGCTTGCTCAATCCATCTTGAAAGGGCCGAGTTATGCTACAGAAAGCCGTGGCCCTGACTTGGGATTCAATCCAGATGATTTTGTTGATCCAAGAGGCGCTATCGCTGACAGGGCATCGGGTGCATTGGATAGCGCGATACAGGGCGTTAATCAGCGCATAGATACGGCAAGAGGGGATGGTTTTAATCTTCCTCGAACTGCGGGACGTATTGCGGCTGCATTGGGCGGCACCCGAAGAATACCTATTCCGACAACTCTTGGCGGGAAAGTTCAGCAAGGCGCTGTTCTTGGTTCTGTCTTTGGCGGATTGACTCCAACAACTACGGATGATCCTAACGAGAGAATGCGTAACGTGCTTCTTGAGGGGTCTATAGGCGCTGCCATACCGGGCGGGATTGCTGGCGCACAAGGAGCCGCAACTGCTGTCAGGGGAGTCTATAACGCAGGCAGGAACACGATTGGCGATATATTGCCGGGTGGCCTTAATCGCGCAAAGGATCGGTTTGTGCGTGAATTGTTTGGCGATGATATTCCAGCAGTTCAGCGGTCATTGGAAGGGCGGGTTGATCCTCTGATGATGGGACACCAAGCAGCATCTAGAAGCGGATCAACAGAGCAAGCGGCTTTAGGGAATCTCTCTCGAAATCGATTGCCGACTCCATTTTTGGAGCGGTTGAATGCTCAGAGAACAAGAACATCCCAAGACATAGACCAGATTGGTGGTTCAACGGGACAATACGCCGCCGCTCAGAGAGCCAGATCAGGCAATGCCTCAAGTCTCTATCCTTTGGCAGAGGCTACCCCTGTATCCAGAAATCGTCAACTCAAAGGTATTTTGAAGGACATTCAGGGATTCTTGCCTGCTGCTATCAGCCATGCGGATGATTTGGCTGAAGTAAATAAACTTCCGATGACGGGCGGGAAACAAGCAGCTCCTGCATCCATCGATGAATGGTTTGCCTCGTTGGAACAACCAGAAGTAAAGAAAGAAATAGCCGATGAAGCCCTCACCAAGTATTTGCAATGGATTAAGTTCGGCATAGATAAAGAAATTGCCAAAACAGGGGATTTAGCCCTTTCAAAAGTGGAACGGGATGCGGCAAGAGATTTGCAGACCAAATTGGTTGGATGGCTTGAGAATCAAAATGCTGCCTATAAAGAGGCAATCGAGACGTACAGGGCAGATTCAATCCCTGTTAATAGAGGTGCTGTTGGCAATTCAATACGTCAAGCGTTATCCAGCTCTACGGGGCCAAGGGGTTCTGTTCGCACATTTGATAACGCTGTAAAGCAGGCGCTCAAAGATTTGAAAAAGCAATCGGGTAGCAAACAAACACTGGCTGGTGTTCTCACTCCTGAAGGGCTTGCTGCATCTGGAAGGGTGCGCGGCACATTGGACAATGATGCGATTATCAAAGAAATGGCGTCCAGTGGTGGACAAAGAATGAACAGTCTTGCTAATGAAATTGGCGATGTGAAGTCACCTGGCTGGTTTAACCGCGCCACGACGTTAATCAAAAACGTGATGAGCGAAGCGGGTTCAGTACGCAAAGATGAAGTGTTGGATATGATAGCAAAGGCGAATATCGAAGGGCCTCAAGCATTGCGAGCGATCATACCGGACATGACTACATCGCAAGCAGAACAGTTGCACAATTTCCTGAAAACATCGCCTCAAGTACAGCAGTTGCTTAGGACTGCGCCGCCTATTATGGCTCAAGAAGGAGCAAACTAATGTCAAGAAACGGCTCAGGCACCTACACTCTCCCTAGCGGAAATCCTGTTGTCACAGGCACGACCATATCCTCCACTGTTCACAATAACACGATGAGTGATATTGCTTCGGAGATGACTGCTTCGGTGGCGAAGGATGGGCAGACGGTTATCACTGGCACGATTGACCACAATGGCACCAAGATCATTCTGGACGTTGATGCGGATACCTCGATAACTGCGGATACCGATGACGTTATCGACTTTGAGATTAACGGCGTTGATGCGATCAAGTTTGGCTGGCAGTCGGTTGCTGATACAGGGTTTGTGAGTATTGACCCGAAAGCCTTTACAGCGGATGCCAATGAGAACACGCACAGGGTAGCTGTTCTTGCCTCGAATGCCGTGACGATTCCGGCAGGCACGACGGCGGTAGTTTCTGGCTTTTACATCATAGAGCCGAACATCACGGCGACTGGCACGGTCACTGCGGCGACCACGATGTACATCAAGAATGCGCCGACAGAGGGTGCTTCTAACTATGCGCTTTGGGTTGACGATGGGGCGGTTCGGTTTGATGGTGCGGTAGCAACAGGTGCACTGACTGTTACAGGAGCCATCTTACCCGCCTCGAATGACGGTGGTGCTATTGGTGTTTCTGGCACAGCCTTCTCCGACCTGTTCCTAGCCTCAGGCGGTGTAATCAACTGGAATGCTGGAAACTACACGCTGACTCATTCTGCAGGCGTTCTAACAGCGAGCGGGGCTTTCACGTCTTTAGGCGCAGTAGGTGTAGGAGCGGCAGCTACAGACGGCACTCTGCATGTAATCGAAGGTTCCGCCGGGGCTGTCACTGCATCTGCATCAGGAAACATAGCCGTATTTGAAGCTGCATCCGAAAGCGGTATCTCAGTGCTTGGCCCTGACGCAAGCGCCATGTACATAATGTTCGGAACTCCTTCTAACAATGCGTGGGCATTGTTACAGACAAATTACAACAGCGGCAATTTTGACATGATTACCACCAAGGTCGGTGGAGTCATATCGTTTAAGCCAAATAACCAAGTAACCAACCTCACCCTCTCCGGTGCCAGCGGTAGCCAGTTAGCAGCATTCTCAGGGGATGTCACCCTCTCCGAAGGCAAGCTGAGCATTACGGATACGGCGAATGAGGTTGCGCTGGCATTAACAAGTTCGGCTACTACTGCAAATGCAATAACCATAACGGCAGATGCTTTGACCACTGGTAGCGCTCTGAGCATATCAAACACCTCTGGCAACACGACTGCGAAATATCTGCTGAATGTCACACACTCCGCAGGAGGCTCTTCTAACGCTGTTCCTGCGAGATTCTACACTGGAAGTGCAGGCCCCATCCTTGAACTTGAGCAAGACGGCGGCGCAGGTGGTGCAATCAACTTTGTAGGCGCTAACCTCTTTGCGGCCACGGCTGGTGCAGAAGAAGGTACAATCCTGATTGAGATTGCGGGTGTGGCTAAAGTCATTAAATACTTCGCGGTGGCATAATGCAGATTGAACTTTCAGACGATGCTTTCAGGCTTATCAAAGAAGTCTTTTTCGAGACCACGATTCTGGCAAAGCACGCAAAGGCTTATGCTTTTGTGCAAGCTGAATTGATGGCAGCGGAGCAGAAGGCTAAGAATCCACCAAAGTCTGGAGACACTAGCTTTGACTAAGCTAGCCTATACGCTTGAAGCGATTCACAGGGCCACGAATGGCAGCTTAGAGGCGCATCCAAGTTTCATATCGGCAGGGCTTGGGGCTATTCTGGACAATACCAATGGCTGCGGTGCAGAGGGTGCCAAGTTTGACTTTGTGCCTGATACCATCTGGGGATTGCCTATCATGCCCGCCTGCATTATTCACGACTGGGACTATCACACTGGGCGGACGAAGCACGATAAGAGACGGGCAGACGTGCGCTTTCTGGTCAACATGGTACTTCTGATTCTTGACGGATCCAATTGGGTAACAACGATTCTCAGGACTGAGCGCGCGGTGAAGTACTTTCTGGCGGTGACTATCAAGGGCGATGAAGCCTACTGGAGCGGAAAAGATGAAACGAATACTTAGTGCTTGCTGCATGTCCTTGCTTGCCTCATGCAGCTCCATAGACGTGAATACGATACTGGAAGGCTCTAGCCATGCTTGTGGCGCCATTCACCTTGAGGGCTACTTTACGGACTCACAGGGGCAGGTGACGATAGTGAAGGCCCCGGCAGACTGGACTCCTGAGCAGGTGCTTGAATTCTGTGCTCAGGGTAGCTAGACGTTAGTGATTAAGTCGTTGCAATAGCCCAATATCTTTTTGACGTAGGTCATTGTTTCGTTAGAGTGCTTCGGGCCGGTTACGCTCGGCAATTCCTTGATGATTTCAGCGTAAAGATTAGGATTTCCGGCTTTCTTCTGTGCTGCTAACACGTTTCCCAATCCGCTATTGAAGCTTGCCATTGCGAGACAGTGGCGGTCTATATCCGGTCTAGGGGCTTTCCACTGCTTGATAAGGTGCGCCATGTAAGCCGCGCCGACCATGATTGAAGCTTCTGGGTCGAATCTATCGGCTTCAGGATAACCCGCCTTTGGTGCCCATTCCTTCCACGTAGGGGCCATAAATTGCGCTATCCCTCCCGCGCCGGCAGGTGATACTGCCTTTGGATTCAGCTTTGATTCTTGGTATAGCTGACTTTTCAGTAAACGCCAATCATAACCAGGGAGATGTGTTTCCACGGCTTTCTTGATGATATGGTCATATTCAGTTTTCAAGGGTTTTGCTCCGAATTCGCGCACGACGTAGGGGGTGTGGCTTGTCTCGCTTGTCGCTGTTATCAGGACTAGCCATAGCACAATTGCCCAATGGTACATTATAAACCTCCCGAATGAAGTCTATCGCCTTGCCAGATTTGACCATTTTTGAGTCGAATCGGTAAACAAACCAACCGAGTTTCGCAGCCATGTTGTACTTCTCGCAATCGCCTGAAAAGCCCGTGCCAGTGGTGTGTCGAGACTTCTTCTTGTAGGTGCCTCCCTCTACCTCTACGGCAATCTTGCGCGGAACATCGGCAAAGTCAAACCGCCATTTCCGCTTGCAGAAGCGGTATTCAGTCTCCATTTTGAGCTTGTAAGCCTTCAGTTGCATCGAAAATTGCTGTTCTAGGGCGCTTTGCATGGGCTTTTGTTAGTCGGATGCGCCTTTGTGATAGTGATTCTTTTTTTGCTGTATAGGCAGTCGTTGCCTTCTGCCCAGTTCATCACATCTTCTAAAGTGGATTCAGGGCCAAATACTACTGTTTCCTGCCACATTTCTCCCACTGATTCATTTCCAGCGGACATATCCTTTATAACAACATATAAGCCACTCATCTCATCGCCTCTCTGCATTCAGTTATCGTTAGATTTCGCTCAGTTTTCCAGTCCCATCCCCAAGGGATAATCACGTCAAGGCATTCATCGTCATATTCGATATTCTTCACTGAGATATTGCCCATAGTATCCATGCTCCTGCAACGTCCGTATAGCTCGCAGGCGGCAAGGTAATCGTCAACGTGTAGTGTGGGCCTATTGGGGATGATGTAGTGCATAATCGCCTCTGGAATCTCTGAATGGTTGATTCCAAGCCCGTGCGCAAACTCGTGTAGCATAACTTCCTCAACATTCCAAGCGCCCACATAAAAAGGGTGCAGTCTTATATCCACATCGACCATCGCGCCATCAATGAAATAGGACCGCGCAGAGGCGATAATCGTGAATGACTTATCGGTGAGGTAATCGACTGAAACTTGGATTCCAGGTGGCAGCGCACTAATCTCAACTGGGTCTGTTTCGGAGCAGTACAGCGTGGATCTGCTATCGTACCCAACCGAGTCGTTTTTCCCCTTTTCGACTACGCCAACCACGTCCCACTTGTGCGCCGCTCGAATCCATAGCCCATCGGTCGGAAACGGGCATCCATCCATCACGTAGACCGGAAACGAGGATCCTTTCCATTTTCGATCGGCAATCTCATACCCGTAGGCGTCGATAGCCATGCCAATCAGCATGACAATAATCAGCGCAGCGGTAGGCTTTTTCCAACCGTAGTCCACTATACAAGCCTCAACTGTGGCGGCGACTTGTTGATGACAAGCCGATACTGGAACAGCCCTTCTGTGATATGCCGCTTGTTGATTGTGTGCGCCCCGAATCGCTCCTTGCGCAGGTGTCGAAGTTGGGCGCTGACTGATGCTTCAGGGTCGCCGGTGATTTCGGCAATGTGCTTCAGAGTGCGCCAGTTTCCATCCTTCATGCAGTGGAAAACGCGGTCTATCTGCTTCGACAATCTGGCATCATCGCGCAGCGGTTGGTAATCTGAACCATCAAACATGCGATTGTAGACTGTCATAAAAACACCATGATCAGGTTGATTGTCAATGATATCACTAGCGCAATCGCCAGAAGGTCGCGCTGAAGCCTTATCCACAGCGTGCGCTCAAACCAGTAATGCATGTTCTCACGGCTTTGCTGCAATGTCCTGCGGCTGACTTCGGTCATATCTCATCTTCTCCTATGTGAATGGGAAAATCGTCGTACATTGTGCGCAATTCGTAGGCAATCGGAGCAAGCCAGACTACCGTGTCCCAGGCCCCGCGCTTGTGGGCTAGAACCATCTCGCGCTGAATGTCGAATAGTGTCATTTTATCGCCCCTCTGTTCTGCTCTGCGCTCAAAACTATCAAGTCAGCTACCGCCTCTGCTCCAAGCTCTGGAAGCCTAGCAAGGCAGTGATTGAAAGCACCGGCGCGTATCGATTGAGCCAAAGCATTGACTCGATCAAGTGGCATGAAAGGCATCACTCGAATGTAATCGATGACTTCTTCAATTTCTCGCGCAAAGCTCAGCACGCGCTTGTATTCTTCCATCGTCTCACTCACAGTTCACTCTCCTTTGCGGATAGGGCGGCGCTAAATTTATCAATCATGCGAGCGTAGTGATTGATGCTTTCTTTGGTGTACTTGTTATTACCGGCATATACATGCATTGCACGATATAAAATTAGAGTAGCTTCAGCATCTTCTCTGCTAACCCACACGCCAGACTTCTGCAACTCCAGCGCTGCGATGTTCTTCCGCAGCACGTCGATGAACTCAACGTCTGAAGCCTTCGCGTATTCGAGCATTGCCTTGTTTTCTTCGATCAGTGCGTCAATCATCAGCACTTCTCCTGAGCAAGCATTGCTAATAATTCAGAGCCGCACTTAATTTCAGACATCCTAGAGGTCGCTATATCACTGTGTTTCCAGCAATACGTGATAACTGCTTTGTTCCCGTCAGCGTAACCACTACAACTGCAATATGGGGATAAATACAAACCAACCTTTATAACTCCCTCTATCGGAGCCAATGCACCTTTATCACTCATTGCCTTCTCCTGTGTTCTCAATACCCGCCTTTTCAAAGACGGATTTCCTGAATTCATCGCACATGCGCTCTAGCGTTCGCTTGTCTAAATCCCGCAGCGGAATTGACCGAGGGAATCCGTTTAGTTGTTTGTCAGTCGTATCAACGTAGTTCGGCACCACAAACGGTTTTATCTCAACAATAAACGCGGCTTTCATTGCGTGTCCTTTGGCGGCTCTGGCAGCGGCATCCAGTGGGTTACTCCGCACGAATCGCCGTCTCCTACAATCCATACATGCCCATCGCTATCTGCCACTGCGTCAAAGAAACCCATGTTTACTATCGTGTCGTCGGTGGTGTTCTCGCTGACCAAGTACCACTCATGAGCATCCGGCAATCTCTCACTCACCGGAATCCACCTTGCCTGACTCTCAAGCTCTTGGATGCGGGATAGTGCCCTCTCCAAAAGCTTGTTGTGTTCGGATTTATAGCGGTGGTGTAAGTACCCTAAAATCTCATTATTCAATTCGCTCATGGGATTAACTCCTTACGCAAATCCTCAATCTTTTCTTGGATTTCTTCCTTGTATAATCCAAGTTCAAATAGAACCATTTCGAGTTCACGTAGCTTCTCAAGAACAGGGGACGCAAATTTATAGCACATGGATTTCTTCACATTATCTATGACATAAGTCAGAGCCTTTGGGTCATCGTTGGCAATGACGGCTATCTGGCGCAAGGAAAAACCAAGGGTATACACTCTTGCCCACCTGGGGGCTCTTATCTCGGTAATCTCTGGCTTTATGGAAAAGTTCAAACACGAAAGAGTTGGTTCTCTTCTTTCTCCCGTATCCTCTGCTCTTATAAGGTCGTATAGCTTTCTCATAAAATCACCTAGTAGTTTATGACAACGTGCTGGACTGCGCCTCACGGCACAGGTCTACGAATTCTCGAACATCGGCGCTTGTGTTCGCCTTGATGTAGTCGATTGCCTCTTGCGAGATATTTTCTAGCAATTCGTTTGCTGCAAGGTCATCGCCAGACTCTGCGGCTTCTTCAATCACTGTCTTTATGTCAGTGATTCTGCTTTGCCCTTCTGTTATCAGATTGGTGACAATTTTCTTGTACTTGCCGATCGTGCCTTTTTCAAAAGAATTGTAAAGACTTGTCTGCACGCCCTCATCAAGCGAAGTCATCAAGCAGAACATGCCGATGGAATCACTGTTAGTAATCAGCATATCAAAGTGCTTTTTCTGATCTTCGGAGTAGCCGTGAATTTCAGGCGATGTCAGGAGCGGCTCGAATTCTTCGTTCTGGTTCGACAGGTCTACCGCCATTGCAAGGCGCTCAAGGCTTTCTGTTTTAGGCCACAGCTTGAAGGCTTGGCGCACTACGGACTTCTTCGCCATTTCTTCATAGTCAGTCATCCACGGGCCATGCCCTTTTTTGGCAGACTCAGACCGCCCCTTGATTTCGTCAATCTTCGCCTTGCTCATTTCCGTGGTCAGATACGCGCCTTTTGTCGTGCGAGCGACACAGTAAACACCAACCATTTCGCCACGGTCACTGAATGCCTGGTACTTGTGAGTCGGCATCTGGTCTATGCCGTTGTTCACGTATTCGTCATTGGCGTACACAGACTTAGCTTGCACGAAGTCGATAGAGCCGGATTGAATAGCGAGGTCGCACATGCCCATGTAAGACGGGTCAAGGCACACTACGCCCTTACGCGGCACTAGATAGGCTTGCTTCTTTGCGGGGTTCAGGGATAGCCCTATGCTCGCCACGTTGGACATTGCCGATAGCAGTGAGGCTTTGTTGTTAAGAGCCGTCTTGAAAAGAAATTCATTCGCCAGTAAGTGCTGAACCGCGTAGCTTTGCTCCTGCTCGAAGTGCATCCAGACAGGCGCATTTTTGAACCGTTCTTCTGCTTTGCCGATGAATTCGACAAGTGCTTTCTGTTCTTCACTCATTGCTTATCTCCATTGCCGCAGCGATGCGAAGCGCATCCATCAGCGGCGTTTGTGCGTTGATTTTGGCCCTATCCGAATCTGTCAGGAAGGGGAGTGCTGCCGCGTACAGGACGCAGCGTGATGCAGGCTCAAGACCGAGCAGGTCACTTGTCATCTTGCGGCTTCGCTTGGCGCGCTCGAAGTCGATTATCATAGCTCCCACTCCTTCTCATATTCGTTGCGCAATTCGTAGTGAATTGCTTCGATCAGTGCCTTTCCTGCTAGCTGATAGGCAAGCAATTTGACCATTCCGTTTTTGTCCTCGGTATCTGCCATTTCGGCAGCGTGGGCAATCGCCTCGAATGTTAATGAGTCATCGTACTCGGC